CTACTTAACGCACTTGAAAAGAGCGCGGATAGTATGGTTATCACTGATGCCAATGGTCTTGATCGTTTCAAGAACGGTATCATCGTTGACAACTTTGAAAATCTGATTATCGCAAATACGAATCACGCTGAATTCTCGGCTGGTATCGATACGGCGTTTTCGGAAATCACTCCTAAGTTCAGAACATATCCACTCGATATGGAAGTGTCTGGCGTTAGTGGCGTGGTCAACCATGGGCAGGCGGCAACCCTTACCTTTGATCCTGTCGTTTTCACTGAACAACTGTCTGCAACCAAATCGCGCTCTTGCACGAGTGGCTTCTACTCCTATAAGGGTGTCGTTGCTCTGTCGCCTGAATACGATGCTGAAGCTGATGTAAGCAAGGCTCCAGATGTCAACATCAATGTTGATCTCGAACAAGCTTTTGCTGATTACACAGATGCTCTTTCTGATTTCGTTTCGATGTCCAAGGTGTCTCGTGATGTCGTGGCTTCCAGCGTATCGCAAACAGCGGTTAGCGGCAATGCGATTGTTACCACAACGACGACAACCACAAACACGACGACCAACACAAGCAAGTTGGGTGTCGGTGGTATCGAAGAAAGCAGTGAATATGTTGGTGATTTCGTCAGAGACGTGAATTTCAATCCATGGCTTCGTTCGCGTGACGTGGCTATCTACGTTGTCGGCTTGCGCCCGAATACACAGTTCTGGTTCTGGTTCGATCAGCAATCGGTTACAAACTTCGTCAATCCGGCACAAGGCAATGATATCAATTCTCTGTCTCGCTTGAATACATCCAATGTAATCAAGACTGATGCGAATGGTATCCTCAAGGCAATTTTCAAAATCCCTGCACAGACTTTCAAGGTCGGTGATCGTCTTTTGGAAATGTATGACCTTAACCAATACAACTCTGTTGACGATGCAACTTCATCGGCTTCCAAGGTGTATTCCGGATACAATTTCTCTTACGAGACCGGTTCTGTAAACGTTTCGACAAGAAACCCTGTTTATGATGTCACGACCCAAACGACGACTTCCACCAATGTCAATACGTCTACTCGTGTAACGATTATTCCAACTGTCAATTCAGGCGGTAATAATAATGGTGGCGGCGGTAGATCGGATAATGGTGGTCATGGCGGCGGCGCGGGTTCCGATCCTATTTCGCAGACCTTCTATATCGATCCACAAAGTTCCACAGACACATCCATCTTCTTGGATAGTATCGACGTGTACTTTGCGAAGAAGGGCGTCAATGGCGTTCGTCTTCAGATCAGAGAGACTGTCAATGGATATCCGGGCAACATCGTTGTACCGTTTTCTGAAGTAGTTTTGATGCCAAGTCAAATTAGCGTCTCTGACAACTCCAGCATTGGTACAACGTTCGAATTCCCGGCTCCAGTTTCTTTGAAGACTGGCGAGGAATATGCGTTGACGATCATTCCTATCGCAAACGATCCTGATTACCGCATTTGGGTTTCCAAGATCGGTGAAATCGATTTGTTGGACGGAACAGCCGTTACGCAAGACGTGTCTTCCGGCACCTTGTTTACTGCGACTAACTCCAGCGCGTGGACTGCTTACCAGACTGAAAATATGAAATACCTCATTCGTCGTTGCCTGTTCAATGTTGCGACCGGTACACTGACGATGAAACCAAAGAGCTATGAATTCCTTTCGATCTCGAATGTAGTTGGCGATTTCCTTTCCGACGAACTTGTTTTTGAAATGAAAACAAATGCGGCTGGTAACGTGGCTTTGGTGGCTGGTAACAACACGATCACAGGAACGGGAACACAGTTTTCGTCTCTATTTGCGGTACAGGATTACATCGTGGTCAAGACTGGAGCATCCAGCTACGAACCACTTCGTATCACCGGCATTGCCAATAACACATCTATGACGGTTGCTTCCACTCCGTTCACTGGAAACGTCAATGCAAGCTATTTCAGATCGCAAGTTGGTACAGTCGATTACTTCAATCGTCGCACTCCACCACGCTTGCATTTGAAAAATTCGTCGGCTCGTGCTGGAAATGTCTTTGCGGCAAATACGACTGTAGTCGGTGCGATTTCACAGGCGGCGGCACTCATTACTGCGGTTGAAAACCAGAAAATTTCTTATGTTCAACCTCACGTCTACAGAACCGATTTTGCCAAGACGAGAACCACACTGAAATTCAACGCAAACGGCGACGTTTTCGATGCAGATTTCAATGACAACAAATACATGACATCAGGACCGCACTATGTGTTCTCCAGATCGAATGAAATCGTTGGTGGTCTTCCAAATCAGTTTTCGATGGACATCACGCTTCAAAATACATCGGCTGGTTCCAAGGACACATCACCTTTTGTGGATCATGAGATTTCCGGTGTTGCTGTATTCGAATATGCATTGGGATCAAATCAGACTGCGAACTATGTGTCAAAGGTTGTTCAATTGAGCGACGAACTGGATGCAGAAGATTTTAAACTGTACCTAACCGGCTATCGCCCGAACGGAACAAACCTTGAAGTATCTGTGAAGTTCCTTTCCGGAACGGACCCTGTTTCGATTAACCAAACGCCTTGGACCAAGCTCGAAATGAAGAGTGAAAATAGCTTCTATTCTTCTCTTTCAAATCGTTTTGATTATAAAGAGTTTGAGTATTACATCGGAAGTACCCCAAAAGGCAATGGACAAGGTGCATGGTTGGTTGGTGATACTATCAATTACCTATCTGATGGTGGAGCTAAATATAATAACTTTAAATATTTCGTCATCAAACTCACTATGAAATCTGACACTTTCTACAGAGTTCCTAGAATTGCTGATATGCGAGGAATTGCACTGTCATGATACAAACGGAACGTGATCACCTAGAACGCGACCCATCGTCAAAAGCGTTGCTGAATAAAGACAAAGCTCTTTACCAGCAACGCCAAGCGGCGCGCAAAAGGGAAGAAAGAATTGATCGTATAGATAGAGATATGACTGAATTAAAAAATGAGCTTTGTGAGATAAAGGAATTATTGAAGCTTATTATTCATAGGAATTAATTAAAAGAATGGCAAAGAACATCTATCTTGGCGCGAATGTAGAACTGTCTTCTGACACGTTCGCCTCATTCATCGACAAAACGAATTTGATCATTGATGACATGGGCAAGGTGGTTGTAACGGCTGCTTTGGTCGCACAAGCGAATACAGCAAACGGTGGACAGACAACCGGCAACGTGCATATCGAAGGCGTGTTGTCGGCTCTTCGCATGGCGGCAGTTGAAATTGGTGGCGGCTCTATGTCCGCGCCTGCACCGCTTATCATCGGAACCGATCTCAATTTCGCCAACACAGCTTCAATTGATATAGGCACGAACGCCACCCGCCTTCGTAACCTCTACACGGTCAATGCTATCGCTAATCTGGTAACATCCAATGTTGCAAACATACTAATATTGAATGCGAATACTGGTAGCATCACTGCGCTCACGTCAAACACTGTGTCCGTTCTCGGAACCCTTTCTTCGAACAACAACAACATGTTTGTTGTAAATGTAACTACATCGCTTAGTGCAAATGTAGTCGTCGCGAATACGGCAACAATTAAATCACTTTCATCGAATGATGTAACAGCGAATACCGTCGTATCTGATGCACTCACGTCGAATGTTATGACGATTATAGCCGGTACGATTCAAAGTTTGGTTGGTAATACCTTCAATTTTGGTTCTGGTCAAGTCACATCTATGAATGTGTCTCAAGACGTTCGTGTCACTGGAAACTTGATTGTTTCTGGCGTGACTTCTCTTGCGTCAAATTCTGCTTTCTCGGTAAATTCATCGATATCTGAATATTTGACTGTACAGCAAATTGCGACATTGAATGGAAATACAGTCATTGGCGTTGATGGTACGAAAACTGTCACAATTAATGCGGCGCTTGCGTCCAGTATCATCCCCGCTTCGAACAATGCTATCGCACTTGGTTCGGCAACAAAACGCCTTGGCGATGTTTATGCGAATAGACTTCTTGTATCGAATGTTGTGGCTGCTACATTATCTGGAGACGGTTCGGCTCTTACTGCGCTGAATGGTTCGCAGATCACGACCGGAACGGTTGCTGATGCTCGTCTGCCTAGCACTCTTGCAGGTAAGACGTTCACGAGTGATGTCGCGATCAGCAACGGTACGTTAAAGATTTCTTCAGCCGCGCCAATCGTTGAAATGGAAGAAACCGATACCAATAAAAAGTGGTATATGGTTGTTGACGGTGATACGTGGACAGTACGTCAGGGTACTCTAAGCAATTCAAAGCTCATAGTATCCGAGAACTTCCTTAATTTTGGATCAAGCACTGTATGGCATTCCGGAAATGATGGTCCCGGTTCTGGTCTCGACGCTGATTTACTAGATGGTTATGATTCAACAGCATTGCCGGTATCGACACCACAATTGAATGCCCTTAACCTGAAAGCCAACTTGGCTTCTCCAGCGTTTACCGGCACTCCAACGGCTCCTACACAAGCACCAAACAACAATTCGACACGTTTGGCTACGACGGCTTACGTTGACGCTGGCTTGGTACTCAAGGCACCTTTGGCTTCTCCATCGTTCACTGGCAACGTCTCGACAAATGGCTTCTTTTTGGCTTCTGGTCAAGTTCAAATCAATGGTCCAAATACATCAGAACGATTGGTTGTTTTCAATACAAACAATATTGCCCGTTGGGCGGTGTTTGCTAACGGCGCTTCAGAAAGTGGTACTGCCAGTGGATCAAATTTTGCGATTTCTCGCTATACAAATGCCGGTGCCTATATTGACGCTCCTTTGTACATCGAACGTGCTGACGGTAGGGTCACAGTAAATAATTTGTCGGTAAACGGTAATATTAACGTTGGCACTGGCGGTTCTTTCCTTGGTACGGACGGAAATATCAAATTCTCATCGAATATGTTATTTTACGGGACCGATCTTGGTGGCGCATTTAATCTCAAGGCTAACTTAGCAAGCCCTTCTTTTACAGGGTCTATCGGTTTGCCGGGTGTCGGTAGCGTCAACAACTTCAACACAGGTAATGCGGATGGTGCTAGCTACTCGCAATATAATCTTGCGATGAAGGGTTGGTGGGGTATGGGTATGCAAGACCATACCAACACCGTGAATGGTTATTACGATTTTCGTTTGGGTAAATGGGACACCAAAGGCGGCTCCTATCGTAACGGTGTTGAATACGTTCTTCCAAATGGCGGAACATACAATGTTAGCGTTTATGGTAATGCTGGTTCGATCAGAGACACAGGCGCACTTAATGGACGACCCATGTTTTTCAATTGGAATGGTCAACCGGGTACTCCAGATTGGCTATGGGGTGGTGTAGACGGTCAGAATATGTACGTCTATTCGCCGTCTAACATATCGGTCAGAAACGCGGCACAATTGGGCGGTCTCGCAGCGTCCAGTTATTCGACCCTGAACGATCTGTATTACCGCACACCGGAATTCCAAAGCGGGAACCAAGCCTACGTTTCCAACGGCTTCGGTTCTGTTGCACACGGAATTGGTAGAAAGCCGAATTGGTTTACTGCCGAATTGGTTTGTGTTGTTGCATCCAATGGTTGGGCAGTTGGCGACGTATTTGACCAAGCTTCATGTATGCAGCCATGGGCAGGTCAAGGTTCGTTCGGTATTCAAGTATGGGCAAACGCTTCTACGATTAACTGGAGAGTTGGTCTAAATGGTATCGGTATCTTTAATAAATCCGATGGTACATCAAACTACGCACCCACGCAAAATTGGGTATTACGCTTCAGAGCAGGATGTTAATAATGGCACAAAGATTTTATGTTAATGAAGAGGGTTATTTTGTCGGGTCTTATGATGGACCCGACAAAGACATGCCCGAATGGTTGGATGATCTAATCGAAGTCGATAGTCCTCCCTTAGACCATACTTGGAATTGGAATTTTAGCACATCGGAATGGTCTTCTCCTTCGACTACGACACAAGACCTTCTTGTGTATTCGGGCGGTAAACGTTGGGAAAAGGAAAATGGCGGCTTCCAGATCGGTGGCATGCATATCGCGACGGATGATCGTTCCAAAACGATGATTACCGGCGCTCGTATCGCGGCAGATGCAAACACCGATTTCTCTACACCTTGGAAGACACCTGATGGTAATTTTACCCGCATCACGGCTCCAATCATTGTGATGATCAGTAATGCGATGTTGGATCATGTTGACGCATGTTTCAATAAAGAAGAACTGATTTCGGCTGATATTGTCAGTGGAGCAATCACAACCACGGAACAGATCGACGCCGCTTGGAATGACGAAGCTCTAACGAATAGAGGCTAACCATGAAGAATTTTTTGAAAGCTTTCAAACTTGCTCCATGGTCGGTCATCAAATATCCGGCTTGGTTTCTGGTCGCTGTCATATCGATCTTGATCGCATATATCAATTCGCCATTGATCGCTGCATATTCTGTCATCAAAGGCGTCAAGAATGTAGGCGGATTTTGGGGTCAATTATACACGCACGATGCTTCGCTTGATGGCGGAATTGAACAGAACATTGAAGGATTTGAAGCGACTGCAAAGGGGTTCAAGTTGTTTTGGCAACGAACCGTTTGGATTTGTCGCAACCCTGCTTACCGCTTCCGTGCGGAAAAGTTAGGTGCGGGGAAAGAAGCCGTTTTCATATGGAAAGAAGGCGAGGGACTATCTCCACCTAATTTCTGGTATGTAATGGAAACACCTGATGGAAAGCGGTATTTCGGGCATCGTGCAGACTACCATTACAAGAAAGGTAAATACATCAAACATTGGATTGGCTGGACACCCGGAAGACATGGGCACGGCGAATACTTCATGTTGAAAAATCATTTGTTCAGTTTTAAGAGTGACGATTAATGGCTATACCAAAGACACGTAATGAATTCTCAGAATATTGCCTCCGTAAACTTGGGAAGCCTGTCATCAATATTGATGTCGCGCCTGAACAGGTCGATGATGCTATTGATGAAGCATTATCCTATTATTTCGACTATCACTATGATGGATCGTCAAAAGTTTATTTGAAACATCAAGTCACTGAAGAAGATAAGACGAACAAATACATTCCGATCTCAGAAGATGTCAATGGTATTGTTGGAATTTTTCCAGTCGGAACCAGTTTTAGTTCGGGTGGTATGTTCAGTGCTCAATATCAGTTCGCCTTGAATGATATGGCGCATCTTTCATCGTTTTCGATGGTTGATTATTACATGAGCATGACCAACATTGCTTTTATGCAAGAGATATTGGTCGGTCGCCAGCCGGTTCGTTACAATCGTCATGTCAATAAATTGGAAATTGATATGAACTGGTCGAAGATCAACGTTGGTGAATTTATCGTTGTCGAAGCTTACGTCAATACCAATCCTGATGATTATCCTGATGTGTGGAAAGATCGTTGGCTCCAGAACTATGCAGCATCTTTGATAAAATACACTTGGGGATCGAACCTTACAAAGTTCGTCAATGGCACCTTGCCGGGAAACATTCAGTTCAATGGCGAGAAGATCATGGATGATGCTTACAGCGAGAAGCGTCGGTTGGAAGACGAAATGTTGTCGGCTTATAGTATTCCGCCTGAAGATATGGTGGGCTAAAATGCCAGTCAATCCATATCTGAATAATTTTTATGCAGCGAATGAACAGAAGCTAATTGACAATTTGTCCGTGGAATTCATCCAGTTCCACGGCATTGACTGTTTGTATCTGAAACGCAACGTCACCCGAGAAGAAAAGATTCTTCATGAGGATCGTTTGGCGACATTCAACGAAGCTGTCAACCTTGAATTTTATGTCAAGAATGTTGAGGGCTTTGGCGGCGACGGAGATATGCTTTCCAAATTCGGTTTGAATATCAGCGATAACATGACTCTCACTGTTTCAATCACCCGCTGCAAAGAGGTTCTTGGTATCAATCGCCGCCCGATGGAAGGTGATTTGATTTACTTTCCTCTAAATAAAAAGATGTTCGAAGTCATGCACAATGAGCATGAATCGGTTTTCTATCAAAACGGCGCGCTTCAGTTTTACGACTTGCGAGTTGAATTGTTCGAATTCTCAAATGAGACTTTTGCGACCGGGAACGCGATCATTGATGAATTGTACTCTGGTATGAATTCTTCGACGCCTGAAGCTATAGACGATCTTCGTTCTGTTGATCCTATCGCAGACAATGAAATTATTCAAGACTTCACTGATGGCATTCTCGATTTCTCGGAAATGGACCCATATTCAAATGAAGGGAAATGGTAGGAGTATTTTAATTTGTTGGGACATAATTTTTATAATTCATCGATCAAGCGATACACGGCTATTTTCGGGACGTTGTTCAATGACATTATCATTGAACGTAGAACGGATAACGGCACGATAGAGAAGCGTTTTAAAGTGCCTCTTGATCTCGCTCCGTACCAGAAATTCTTGACGAAATTGAAGCAAGACCCTGATCTTAACAAACCGGCTGCGATTCAGTTGCCGCGCATGTCATATGAAATTACGTCGATTGATTATGATTCCGATAATAAACTCGGCAACCATGGGCAACGTGTATCTGAAAACCGTTCGAATAAAAACGTTTTGAAAACAAAGTACACTCCAGTTCCTTATAATATTCAGTTTTCCTTATACATCATGACAAAGTACACGGAAGACGGCAATCAGATCGTGGAACAGATTTTACCCTTCTTTCGCCCTGATTGGACCTCGTCTGTTGAAATCCTTCCAAATGAGCCGGGATACTACATTGACGTGCCCGTTACGCTGAACAGTGTGACAATGGATGATGCTTATGAGGGCAGTTACGAAGAGCGCCGGGTGATCTTGTGGACGCTTACGTTCACTATGCAATGCCAGTTCTTTGGACCTGTCTATGAAAGAAAGGTCATCAAATTTATCGAGACCAATTTTTACACTGATACCGATATGCGCGGTGAAGAGCCTCAAGAGCGTTTCACCATTCAGCCGGGTCTTGATGAAGATGGAAATCCGACAAGAGATATAAATGAAACTATACCATATCAAGAAATCAATGAAAGTGACAATTGGGACTATATAGTACAGTTCTACGATGAGAAAGACTTAAAGAAATGAATCAGAAAATTAGCGAAACACTTGGTTTGACCAATATAACCCAAACCAAACACGGTGAAATACTTCCACCTTCTGTGAATGAGACAGTTGGTGACGCTGAAGATATTGCGGCAAAGGAAGACCGTGATTTCGCTCGCACGAATATTAAAGACGTAATCCAAACGGGTGCCGATGCGATGCAGGAAATGCTTGATATCGCTCGGCAAACCGAAGACCCAAAGGCTTTCGAAGTTTTCTCAAAGATACTGAAAGCCGTTGTCGATGCTAACGAATCGTTGGTGAACATTAATAGCAATTCCAGTAAAAAGCAACAACAGAAAAAATCGGAAAGTGTTTCCGAATCTGATGAAAAGCCTTCAATAACAAATAACCATCAAAACCTTTATGTTGGATCAACCAAAGACTTACTGGAGATTATCAATAAAGGAAAGGAATGACTGTAACTTTTGATGCAAGGACGTTTGAAGAATTCAGACGTTTATTTAATAATCCGGCTTTTGAAATTCAGAAATACTTAAAGATTGATGGTAAGTACATTGACCTGTCTCAGCGTCAAAACGATTTACTACATCTTATCCAGAAAGACCAATTCGTAAAGGAAGTTGGCGAGCGCGGGACCGGTATGACAACCGTTCTGCTGATCGCAGCGCTGATCGATGTCGTGACTTCGATGGATAAAGTCATCGTGTTTGTCACGAAAGACACCACATTAGCAAAGGAACTAGCTAACAAGTTTCGTTCTATGTTTCTAGCTCTTCCAGAATGGATTAGACCGGGCTTGAGCAAGGATAACGTCAGAGAAATTTGTTTCCAAAACGGCTGCAAAGTTTTATTCAAAGCGGCGGCTCCAGAACAACTTAAAGGATATTCGATCAATCGCCTTTATGTGGATGATCCGAAGTCTGTTAAACAAGAATTCTGGAACTGTATTTTGCCTACGATATCTTGTGACAGTTCCAAAAGCAAGGTCATTCAATTTCAGTCGGTAGATCACTAAGATGGCAAAGACTGACAATATGGACATCGGCTACAACGGGAACGTGAATCTCCCAAAAGCTGGTAAAGTCAAAAATTATTCTGAACACGAAATTCAGGAAATCATCAAGTGCATCCAAGACCCGATCTATTTTGCGGAAACGTATTTCAAGATCGTCCATCAGGATCATGGTCTCATTCCATTCAGCTTGTTTCCGTATCAGAAAGAAGCCATCACGAAGTTCTTTGATACCGGTAAACTGATCATGGCGACCGCTCGTCAGGTTGGCAAGACTTCCGTGGCGACGGTAATGATCTTGCATATCTGTCTGTTCTCCCCGCACAAAAATATCGCGATCCTTGCGAACCGTAAAGCGACCGCGAAAGAAGTGCTGGAGCGCATCAAGCTCGCCTATGAATATTTACCAGACTTCATCAAGGGTGGTGTCAAGGAATGGAACAAAGAGTCGATTGAATTCGAGAATGGTTCCAAGATATTTGCGGATGCGACGACGGGTAACTCCATTCGTGGTAAGTCTCTGGCGATGGTCTACATTGACGAATGTGCGTTCGTTGACGATTGGGAAACCTTCTCTGCATCGGTCTTGCCTACCTTGGCGACTTCCAAACAATCGAAAATATGTCTCACTTCCACCCCGAATGGTCTCAATCATTTTTATGATTATTACACCAAAGCGAAGGAAGGAAAGAACGGTTTCGAATTGATCGAAGTGCGTTGGGATGACGTTCCGGGGCGCGATGAAGAATGGAAGCAAAGAACACTTCAAGAGATGAATTTCAATCTTCTGAAGTTCCAGCAAGAACAAGAAATCTTGTTTGCCGGTTCTTCGGGCACGTTGATCTCAGGTGCCACGCTCCAGCGGCTTGAATCTCAAATTCCGATTCACGTCACACAGAACGTGAACGTCTATGAGATGCCAGCAAAAGAAAAGAAATATGTGATCATTGTTGACGTATCTCGCGGAAAGGGACTCGATTACTCGGCTTTTCATGTGATCGACATCTCAACCATGCCATACAATCAGGTTCTTGTTTTCAGGGATAATTTCATCGGTCCAACTGATTACGCTGAAATGATCTATCTGGTTCATAAGAATTACAATGACGCTGCGATTCTTGTCGAAAATAACGACATCGGCGGGCAAGTGGCTGATCTACTTCATTATGAATATGAAGCGGAAAGCGTACTCTCAACCGAGAATGCAGGGCGCGGTGGCAAGAAGATTTCGGGCGGTTTCAAGGCTGGAGCGGAACGCGGTGTCAGGACCACGAAATCTGTCAAATCAATCGGATGTTCTTTGCTCAAGCTTCTCGTGGAACAGAGACAGATCATCGTCAACGATAAACAGACGATTGAAGAACTGTCAACGTTCTCGAAAAAGGGCGCGTCTTATGAAGCTGAAACCGGCAAGAATGACGACTTGGTTATGGGTCTAGTTCTCTTCTCGTGGTTGACCGATCAGGATTATTTCAAGCAAGAAACTGACATCAACACACTGATGCGCCTGAAAGAAAAGAATGAAGACGAACAATATGAAGACCTGATGCCTTTTGGGTTTAATAATTCATTCGAAGATCACATCGAAGATCAGCCAAGAATAAGAACAGTATCCGATTTTGAATTTGGCGGTAGTGATTGGTAAAACCTGTTTTTCTCTAAATAGCTATAACGATTTCTAAAATAGTTATAATAAAGGAGAAATATAATGGGATCATTACTTTCGCCGGGTATTCAGGTTAACGAGTTTGACCTTACTACGGTAGTCCCTTCCGTCGCCTCTACTGAAGGTGCCATTGCTGGCGTCTTTCGTTGGGGTCCGGTCAAGGAACGCACACTGATCGATTCAGAGCCAAAATTGGCGGCTCGCTTTGGTAAACCTACAAATGCAAACGGTGAAACATTCTTCACGGCGGCTGACTTCCTGTCTTATGGAAACAAGCTGTATGTTACTCGTGTTGTTTCCAATACCGCTTTCAATGCTGGTACTTCTGGTCTCCAGATCATCACTCGTGAAAGTGCTGAATTGGCTGCTTACGATATCTTGGCTCGTTATCCCGGTGAAATCGGTAACAGCCTTGGTTATTCGATCTGCGCAAGCGCATCTGCATTCTCTAATCCTTTGCCTGATATCGCTATCGATCTCGGTGACAATGTTGCGCAAATCAGCAACTTATCGACTATTTCGATTGGTGACGTGATCCGAGTTGGTAATCCAGAAATTGGTTTCCAAGACCTTGAAGTAGCAGGATTTGATAGTGATGAAGTTGTTTTCACGGATCGTCTCAAGCTCGCTTCGAATGAAAATCTGACGGCTACACGTTACTGGAAATATTACAAGAACACGTCGTCCGCTCCAGTTACAGGCGCGGTCCACATCGTCATCCATGATACTGATGGTATTGCTTCCGGCGTGAAGGGTGCGGTTCTCGAAACTTATGCAAACTTGGGTCTCAGCCCTTCAGCAAAGCTCGCAGACGGCACGAACAACTATTACAAGGAAGTCATCAACAGCCGTTCCGGTTGGGTCTATGCTGGTAGCAATACACTCACAGCCGAATCCAAGCCTGATTATGTTGAATTTGCTGGTGGTACGGATGGTGCTGATGAAGCAACTATCTCTCTTGCTGTTCTTGCATCTGGTTACGATCTCTACAAGGACGTTGAAACGATTGACATTTCGTTGATCCTTCAAGGTAAGGCTGTTCACGGCGCAAATTCGACTGGCTTGGCTAACTACATCCTCGATAACATTGTTCTTTCGAGAAAGGATTGCCTTGCGCTGATTTCGCCTCCAAAGGCTGCTGTAGTCAACAATCCGGGCTATGAGCGTGAAGCTATCATCGGCTTCATCAATTCGCTCACACGCACGTCCTACGGCGTTCTGGATAGCGGTTATAAGTATCGCTACGACAAGTACAATGACGTTTATCGTTGGGTTCCGCTCAATGGTGATATCGGCGGCTTGATCGTTCGTACCGACAACACCCGCGATCCATGGTACTCGCCTGCCGGTTACAATCGTGGTCAGATCAAGAATATCGTGAAGCTGGCATACAATCCCGGTCAAGCTGATCGCGATATCCTGTATCCAGCCGGTTGCAACCCTGTTGTTTCTCAGCCGGGTCACGGTACGATCCTGTACGGCGATAAGACGCTCCACGACCTGTCCAGCGCGTTTGACCGTATCAACGTTCGTCGTCTGTTCATCGTTCTGGAAAAGGCTATCAGCCGCGCTGCTAAGGCAATGCTGTTTGAATTCAATGATGCGTTCACCCGCGCTCAATTCGTGAACATGGTAGAACCATACCTTCGCGACGTTCAGGGTAGACGCGGTATCTTTGACTTCAAGGTAGTCTGTGATGAGACGAACAACACTGGAGAAGTTATCGATCTGAACAAATTCATCGGTGATATCTATATCAAACCAGCAAGATCGATCAATTTTATCACGTTGAACTTTGTTGCTGTTCGCACGGCGGTTGAATTCAACACCGTGGTCGGTTCTTTTTAACCGTTATAGGTAAATTCTGAAATTAAAGCCCGGTTAGTTCCGGGCTTTTCTTTTAGAATTCGGTGATGACAACCGGTCGATGAACTTCATGGTAATAAGCGATGATCTGCTTATCTTCGAATGTGAAAGTGTCATAGGCGTAAATATGCCCATTCCTTTCTACCAGTTTGTGTTTGGCAAATTTATCATCAACGATGCCGCTACCATGCTCTGTTTTACCATCTTCACCATAAAGAACGATTTTCATTTTAATCTCCTATCTTTTCGAACATCAACTCATTGTAGTACATCAGATATTCAGCGTTGCATTTCGGGCAAGTGACACGTTGATGAGCGAACATAGTCGTTGGCGGTTCCCAAATTTTCTCACAATCACATGTCAATTGCCAGACGTTTGTTCTCCCATCTCTTGACAGTCCAATTGCTCGCATACGCATGACTAAGCTACCTTTCGTCTTCGTTGCGCGCTGGAACCGCCTTCGAACTTCACGTTGTCGCGAGAAAGCCAAAATTTCGGCTCGGCATATTTGCGTATTTTTTGACCCATGACAACTTCATATCTTTCCGGGCGTTTGTCGTCTGCACTATCGGCGTACTCGACTAAAAAAGTATCGCCATCACGATCAAAAATCTTGATATCGACTTCCTTCCCATCTTCGACCATCACTCCGTTGCTGAATGCTTCATATTCAGCATTCGACATAGTTCGTTCGACTTCCTTATTCATCAGCCGCCACCAATAAGGAAATTCAAAGCCGGTCATGTCAACCTTGGATAGATCGATGAAACGATCATAATCCATCGCATCGGTCCCGGTGGATCGACCGAAGTCACGAGTGGTGTAACGATAGTGCCCGTACTGATCGCACATGCATTCATAGTCAGTTCCACGGTTCGAGACGCCAACCATGATGACAGTTTGTCCATTCATCAAAGTGTAGCTCTTACCCACGCGGAATGGCGACGGCATGAAGTAAAGACGTTGGATGTCATTTAGCCGTTTGGCAATTTTCGTGGCGGTGTCGCTTTCAGGGCTGATACCGCCTTTGATCAGGACGGCAAATTCTTCCGAAAGGGTTTGCAGTTCGTTATATGCTTCAGCTTGGGTTTTCATAGGCTTCCCTTAATCATGATGAGACCGATAACAATGAAGACGAATTCCGCACCATTTCGTGCTAATCCAAAGGACAGAAAAAGTGTCCCGATTACAAACTCTACTGGTGGCATTACTGTTCCTTTACATAACGAAGTAGGCGGTTGAATTCGTTGAACCATTCATCACAAATGTTGCCGCCCTGTTTGAGCGCAATGATAAGCGGTTCCTGTTCAATAATTCGAGTCTTCCAAACCTTTGGAATAGGAGCATCGTTCTTTACGCGCTCACACATCTTGGCAAGAAGATGACTGATCTTCTTGCATTCGTCTTTCAGGTTTTTGGTGTATTCGCTATCGTCAACAACCAGACTGTTATTTTCGATTTTGTAAAGAGGATAGTTGACGATCTGGGCGAAAGGCATACGCGCCTGATTGATCATATAAACAACAATGGTGCCTTCGAACATCTTCAACATATCGGTCCTCACTTCACGATTTTAGCGATTGGGTCTTCGTTGATGGTTGCGTAAACCGGCACACCAACGGTCTCGGATTTTTCGAACTGGTAGCTATCGAATGTTCCGTCTTTAATCTTTTTGGCGACAAGGGAAACGATGGCAGAATGACCATCAGCATTGATGTAGCATGTGACGACTTTGCCGGTGAAGTTCTTGCCTTTGACAAAACGATCAGCGGCGGCACATTTGCTTTCGTAGCGCATCTGCGCATTGAATTTTGTGTCGAAAGATTCTTTGTAGGCGAACACAGCAAGGTTGGCAAAAGTGCCGTCTGTCAATGCAACGCGCTTGGCAGTAACTTTGTAAACATATTCACCCATGGCGATCTCTCTTTCGTTTCTCTATACACCCAACATATTTTCAAAACGAAAGAGAGTCAACACTTATTTTGAAATCAATCCAAAATATTTTCGCCAAACCCCAATTCTTCGAAGCACCACTTTGGACCGCTTCCGCTCCAGCGATCTCCCTTGTAATCCCAAATCCCGCAAGAGTTACCCTTGTAGGTGAAATGCCATTCATAGTGTGTCTTGTCGCCGCCTCGAATCAACGCCACGCCGGGAAGCAATGCACTGATTTCCTTAACGGACATCTTCGAAGACAAACTGAAATCTTTGCCGGTTCCGCCGCCACCATTGACCAGATCGGGCATATCGTCTTCTGTGAAATCATCCCAATCTTCCGGCTTTTCTTTTTTGAAATGGAAATACCCGCCTTCATCGCCATCGGCAGTGATCAGAACATCATTAGTGCCATCGGTAATCCAAATCTTTTGCCATTGATCCATTTTCTTGAACTGGATTTGAACACCTTCTTTCAGGAACGGCTTGATCAGTTCAATGGTTCTTCCTTGTCTCTCACAAACGAAGCACATGGTTTTATTCCTTTCCTTCAAATTTCTTTTTCAGTCGCTCGTATTGAGCGCGCTCTTTTTCTTCCTTGGACTTTTTGGAATTAGCCCGGTCATTGGCTTTCTTGTTCTCATAGGCGATTTGACGCTTCACCCGGTCACGATATTCATCATCGGTTTCATATCGATCAAAAGAAAAACACAATGTCGCACAATTGTACTCATAATATTCGAGCGTAAACTGTATATCACTGTCTTCAAGCTTATAATGCAAGCTTTTGCGATGCTTATTTTTTACTTCTTTCAATTTTTCCAGAAAAAACGGCACCAAAACATTGGTGTCGTCATCAGTATCGAAAGGTACGTATTCAGAAACTTGGATGCGAGGATAATTATCATAGTCTACACCTTCCATGGCAAGAATGTTTTCAATCCGGATATTTTCATCTGGAATACGTATTCCAATGAAATCTATGTAACGAGTGCTGTTACGTTCAGCCCATCTTTTTGCTTCTTCTACAGAAGAAAATAGATAAATCGGATTATGCTCGTTTTCTTCCAGCCAATCTGGTTCGCTCATGACATTATCCGGACCTGCACAATGGATTACCCCATTAGGGGCGGTCTTTCGGATAACATATGTTGTTTCCAAAACATTATTGGTCATTGTTAGCTCCAAATTTATAGGTGAATGTTTCTCCGGAAGAGAACTGGATTTTGCAGTTTTCATTTCGACGGCGATGCATAGCACGATGCGACATGATACCCAAATGATGAATATCCTTGTCGCATGTGTAGCAGTGACAATCCGGATCGCGCTTTTCGCTTGATTTACCAAATCCCTCGAAACTCATGCTCTTTCATCTTCCTTGTGAGCGGTTCCACCAAAGTTCATCATATTGTAATAATCGCGAAGATATTTCTCGTCTTCGCTTTGCGTGATGTACGAAGCGAATGTGGTTGAAAAATTGAAGCGGCGGCGATCAGGAACGGTAATTTCACTCCAGCGATAACCGAAAACAGGAAATTCATCATCCAGATAGTCTTGAATAGCAGACATGCGCTGTTGTCCATCGATCAATAGACTATCCAGCGGATGTTTCAAAGTATCAACACGGTTGTACGTGAAAGTTCCGAGATTGAGACCAAGCCACGCACTTTCAATGAAACGAATTTTCTGGTCTTCTTTCCAAACCAACGGGCGCTGCCAAGAAGGCAAAATATAACCCATGATCGTGCGGCGACCGGCAATATCATACCAGTCGGCATTCTTGACGATATCTTCGCGTTGACCCATAGGTGCCGCCATCGTCGTCGTGGAATGTCTTCCAAGATCGTACTTCTCTGGCATCAGTCTCAGAATTTCGGTCATTTCTTTTCTTCCTTTTGAGGAACGTTATTGAGTCTCTTTCGGAAACTAATATAACGAATTTCTTCAAGTGCTTCATCTATAAAACGTCTTGAACCTGAATAGAAATCAACATCAGGTCTCACATTTTCCAAAGCTGCTACGGCAATTGAAAGTTGGCGATTGATAGACTCGATTTTCTCTTTATCGGTCACTTTTCTTCCTTGGAAGTGTCGTTGTAGAAGATGATCCAATAAGGATACCCGTTTGAAGCGTTACAACCCTCGACAAGACCACAAAATTCAAAAGTCTCGCCATAATACGCCTTGACGAATTTTTTACAGTCTTCGAACCCCATTCGGGTCCACCCCTTGCCCTTACCACTGCCTTCCCAAGCGGCGTCGAATTTTGCAGCATCCCAACCGGAATAACGATCTGAATAGTCGGCACCACATCCCTTGACGCTTTCATGGTTGCCGATCAGGAAGAATTCAGAGTAAGCATAAGGGTACTCGTGCTTGTCACGGCGCTCACCTTTATAGCCGTTTGGCTCAAACCAAAGACCATGAGGACCGCGACAGTTGCCCGCGTCGTCATAGGTTTCATCCCAAATAGGGCGTCCATAGGGATCGAAAAACACAACGGAACGGGAAGATTTTTTATTTTTCATAACAAATACCTTTAACGTTGGGCACCGATGGCAATTGCCTGATCATAGCGGCGCTGGAAAGCCTTTTCCTGTTTCTGTCTCAACAGATTGAATTCGAGTTTCGTGAGGTTGCCTTTGGTGAATGCACGACGTGTCTTTCGAACAATCTTCTTGTCAGCTTCAAACAGGCTGTTCAAGAAGGGGATGGACAGGTGACGCATGTTCATTTCGAAGCCCTTTCGTTTCTATGACTTATTCTTAAAACAAGTCTGAACCTTCGTCAAGAGGATTATTTCGTTTTTTGACCATACATCACAAAAACATCGAAACCGTTCATAGCCATCTCAACCATGAAATCATCAGCAATTCGGCGATCTGTGAACATGCCGAGAAGGTTCATGGTCTTTACATCGAAGACCATAAGCACTGTACCGGGTAGTCTCATTCTAGTTCCGCGAACCTGTAGTCTCATTACATAACCTCGATTTGTTTATCCGTTTTCATAACATATTAGCCCGAAATTTGTCAAGGATTATTTCAAACAACCGACAATATTTTTTATGTCTAAATAGTTTGAAATATATTTTATTTAAAGGAGACAATCCCCTTGATGAACATCAATGAATTTAGAGCCGGTCTGAAAAATGGCGGCGCTCGCCCTACGCTTTTCGAAGTACAAATTACGAATCCGTGGATTTCGACTGCCGACTCTGCAACGCCTCTACTTGTTAAGGCTGCATCTCTTCCTGCTTATACTTCTGGTTTGAGAGAAATCAAGTATATGGGTAGAACTGTAAAGTATGCGGGTGATCCTACATTTGAAGAATGGACTGTCACAGTTATCAATGACACTGACTTCCTCATTCGCGATGCTATGGCTGCATGGTTCCGTGCTATCCATCCGACGCAGGATTTGCAGAACCAGTTCGGCACGACTAGCCCCGCTGCTTATAAGTCTCAGGCTCTTATCCGCCATTTCAATGATATTGGTGAAGTAGTCAAGACCTATACGTTTGACGGCATTTTCCCAACCAATATCGGCGCTATCGAAACCTCATGGGAATCGACCGACGCTACCGAAGAATTCACAGTAACATTCCAATACGACTGGTTTGAATAATAGTTGGTATTTGAATAATGGCTGAATTATTTGGTTTTGAAATAAAATGGAAGGGTAACGAGAAATCGGAAGAACTGGAGTCTTTTGTCGAAAGAACAGAAGACGACGGCGCGATGGCTGTATTTGGTGGAGGGAGTCAGGCTTCCTTCATCGATATGGAAGGCTCTGCCCGTACTGAAGCTGATCTTATCATGAAATATCGTATCATGGCAGAACAGTCAGATGTCAAATCTGCGATTGATGATATTGTCAACGAAGCAATTGTCACCAATGATTTGAACGATTCTCCGGTTGATATCATCGTGGATGATGTCCCGTTCCCCGACAAGATTAAGAAACGTATCATCGAAGAATTCGAATATGGTCTCCAGTTGCTCGATTTCTCGAACAATGGTCATGAGAAGTTTCGTGACTGGTATGTTGACGGTCGGTCCAATTTTCACGTCATCATTGATGAAGAAAATCCAAGCCGTGGCATCCTCGAACTTCGCTATATCGATAGCCCGAAAATTCGTAAAGTTCGCGAATACGAACAAGAAAAGCGTGGTCAAATCTACGTCAAGAAATTGAAGCAAGAATACTATCTGTATTCTGAAAATTTCCTCATGGGTTCCGCAAGCAAGAATGACATGAACGGTGCAATGACCGGTCTCAAGATCGCGAAGGATTCCGTGATCACTGTCAATTCTGGCATCACGAACGCCAATAAGACGATGATCCTTTCCTATCTTCACGAGGCATACAAGGCTTCTAATCAGCTTCGCATGCTTGAAGATGCAGCGGTCATCTATCGTATTGCCCGCGCTCCAGAACGTCGCGTTTTCTATATCGATGTCGGTACTTTGCCAAAAGCGAAGGCTGAACAGTACATGCGCGACATGATGGTTAAGCACAAGAACAAGCTCGCCTATGATGCTTCGACCGGCGAAATTCGCGACGACCGAAATTTCATGACCATGACAGACGATTTCTGGCTTCCCCGCCGTGAAGGTGGACGCGGCACGGAAATTTCGATGCTGAATGGCGGCGCGACTTTGGGTGAAATGACAGATGTCGAATACATGCAAAAGAAGCTCTACAAGGCTTTGCGTGTCCCTGTTTCCAGAACTGAATCTGATAGCGGTTTCAGCCTTGGAAGACCTTCTGAAATTTCCCGCGAAGAAATCAAATTTGCAAAGTTCGTTTCGCGACTTCGTTCGCGGTTCACGATCCTTTTCGACAAATTTCTAGAGCGTCAATTGATCCTGAAGGGGATCATCACTCCGGAAGACTGGAAGGATATCAAGAACAACATTCGTTATGATTTCAAGAAAGACAACATGTTCGAACAGATGAAGAACAATGAAATCGAGCGCGAAAAGGCGGGCGTGGTCAACGACCTTCTCCCCCTAGTCGAAGCCGGTCTTTATTCGATGAATTACATCTACAAGAATATTTGCCTCTTCACTGACGAAGAAATCAAACAGATGAAGAAAGAAATCGATGAAGAACATGCAGAAGATCAAGCAAAGCAAGCCCTCGAAAGAGACTTGAACAAGGAAGACGAACAGGATGATCAGGGCGCGGCACCTACTCAATTCGTCGCAACTCTTAAACCTGCCGCTACACCGAAACAAGGAGAAGACAAATGAGTAAAGCACTCGAAATGATCAAGTACGCTAAGGAAGACAATGCTTCGAAATTTGGCGATACTTTCAATGACCAGATGAATGAGCGCGCTGCGAACATTATCGCAACCAAGCGCGAAAACATTTTCAAAAAGGTTGCTGAATAATGAAAACATTCAAGCAACTCAAAGAGACTGTCGAAGCACCACGTTCTGAAGCTGAAAGAAATTTCATCAAGAAGCATGTGGTTCAAGTGATCGATAATACCCAAGGTAAGATCGAAACTAAAGTCACGAAAGATAAAACCCGCAAGGCAGATTACAAAGACGGTGAAGATGCTTTGGTTTACGAAGACATCGATTCATTAGTCAGTGAAGCTTTACTTGAAGGTATCAATTTTAAAGTTGGCGCGCACAAATTTGATGACGGCACAAGCCGTGTCATTACACGCGGCGATCTCGAAAATCTGGAAAAAGTCTACAACAGCGCTGTCGATAAACTTGGCGTTGAAAAGGCTTCCAAATCTTCCAGAGATGAATTTGAAAAACTAATCGCTTTAGGAGACTAATACTATGCAAAATTTTACTTTGATGTCTGAATTAAATGAAGAAGTCCAAATTATTACAGAAGCCCGCGAGGATGGAACCAAGAAATTCTATATCGAAGGAACCATTCTTGCTGGTAATATAAAGAATAGAAACGGTCGCTGGTATCCAACTGAACTATTGGTCAAGGAATCTAACCGTTATTCTGATGAATATATAGTACGTAACAAAGCTTATGGCGAGTTAAACCATCCTGAAAAGCGAGCAAGCATTGACCTCGAAAGAGCATGTGTAAGGTTTGTTGAGCTTAGACAGGACGGAAATAACATCGTCGGCAAAGCGCGTGTTCTTGAATCTACCCCAATGGGTCAGATCGTCAAGGGTTTGATCAATGACGGATGTAATCTTGGTATTTCCAGCCGTGGCTTGGGTTCTGTCAAAAAGAATTCTTACGGTCTGATGGAAGTTCAAAACGACTTCGTACTCATGACACCCGGCGATATCGTTGCCGATCCTTCCGGTCCTAATTGCTACGTCAATGGCATCATGGAAGGCGTTGAATATTTCTATGATGTTGCTTCGGGCACTTGGGAAGCCATGAAGACTATCGAAGAACATGTCAAAGAAATTCACGACAATTATAAGAATATTGATGAGAAGAAAGCATTCGAAATGTTCGAAACCTTCCTCAATACTCTCAAGAAATAATTATTACTAAATAATTTTAAATCTAATAGGAGAATTATTCAAATGGAAAATCAGGTTGTTGAAGCTAAGGCTACTGCTGAAGACTCCGAATCCATCGATGCTGTAACCGGTGCTGGTGGTGAAGTCAAGAAGCGTCTTGCTGACAAAGAATTGAAAAATCCACAAGCTGCTGATGAAGTTGAAAAGACTGAAAAGACTGTTAAGACGCCACAAGGCACTAACAACGCTGGTCTTCATGAAGCTGTAAAGGGTCTTTTTGAAGGTGAAGAATTTTCGCCTGAATTTAAGGAAAAGGTTGCCGTAGTTTTTGAAGCCGCTGTCAATGAGCGCGCTGCACAAATCAAGGAAGCTGTCGAAGCTGAATTCGTCACTAAGCTTGATGAAGAAACCACGAAGATCGAAAGCGAACTTTCCGAAAAGGTAGAAAAGTTTTTGGACTTCTCCGCTGGCAAGTGGCTGGAAGAAAACGCAACTGCTATCGAGTCCGGTATCAAGGTTGAGATTGCTGAATCTCTGCTTGAAGGTCTCAAGACTATGTTCGTTGAACATAACGTAGTTGTCGATGAAAAGACGGTCGATACGATCCAAGAAATGTCTGACGAACTCGATTCCGAGCGTAAGAAGTTCACGGGTGCCGTATTGGAAAATGCTGATCTCAAGAAGCAAATGGTTGAACTGAAGAACCAGATGGCTTTCCAGACAGTAACCGAAGGTCTCGCTGATACACAGGTAGAAAAGCTCCGCGCTCTAGCTGAATCCATCACGTTCGAAAGCACCGAAGATTATACTTCGAAAATCAAGTCCATCCGCGAAAGTTTCTTTGCTGAAGCTGCCCCGGTTGTCGCTGACGTTGCAGAAGAACTGAACGAAGACGTTTCCGCGCCTAAGACTAAATCCTCCGGAAATTCGGATATTGACGTACTTGCAGCCTCCCTCGGACGCTACAGCGGCTCAAGAATCTAATTTTTATAAATAATTAAAATCATTACAAACAGGAGTTTAACTTAATGTTGACTGAAGAAATTAAAAATAAGTGGGAGCCTATTCTTTCTCACGAGAAGTTCGCCCCAATCAAGGATGCACACCGCGCCTCCGTTACTGCACGTATTCTTGAAAATACTGAAAATGTTCTTCGCTCTGAAGGCGCTGTCAACATGTCCGGTCTTCTCAGCGAAGCTGCACCAACGACCAACACTGGTAACGTTGCAACTTATGACCCGGTTCTGATCTCGCTCGTTCGTCGTGCGATGCCTAACCTGATCGCTTATGACGTTGCTGGCGTACAGGCAATGACTGGTCCTACGGGCTTGATCTTTGCAATGCGTTCCAAGTACGTTTCGCCTGCCGATGGTTCGAAGTCTGAAGCTTTCTACAACGAAGCTAATACTGCTTTCTCTGGCGTTGGCACTCACACAGGCGCAACCGGCGTAACCAATCCTGCTAACACTTCGCTGTTCGCAACTGGTACTGGCATGTCCACGGCTGCTGCTGAAGCACTTGGCGACTCTGCTAACAACGCTTTCCACGAAATGACTTTCGATATCGAAAAGGTCACTGTGACTGCAAAGAGCCGTGCGCTGAAGGCTGAATACTCCAGCGAAATCGCACAGGACTTGAAGGCAATTCACGGTCTTGACGCTGAAACCGAACTGGCAAACATGCTTGCCGCTGAACTGTTGACCGACATCAACCGTGAAGTTGTTCGCACGATCTACTCGAACGCTAAGACAGGCGCTTCTGAAACCACTACTCCGGGCGTATTCGACCTTGACGTAGATGCAAACGGTCGCTGGTCTGTTGAAAAGTTCAAGGGTCTGATGTTCCAGATCGAACGTGAAGCTAACGCTATCGCTCGCGAAACCCGCCGTGGTAAGGGCAACATCATCATTTGTTCCTCGGATGTCGCATCCGCTCTGCAAATGGCTGGTATCCTCGACTACACGCCTGCCCTCAATAGCAACAACGCTCTGTCTCCAGATGACACGGGTAACACCTTCGTTGGCGTTCTGAATGGTCGCTTCCGCGTCTATATCGACCCATATGCAGGTTCTAACTACCTGATCGTCGGTTACAAGGGTTCGAACACCTACGACGCTGGTCTGTTCTATGCTCCTTACGTTCCACTCCAGATGGTTCGTGCCGTTGGCGAAAACAGCTTCCAAGCTAAGATCGGCTTCAAGACTCGTTACGGTCTCGTAGCTAACCCATTCGCTCAGGGTGCAACCCAAGGCAATGGCGCTCTGGTCGCAAACTCCAACGTTTACTACCGCCGCGTTATCGTTACTAACCTTCTCTAATCTTAGAGAAATTCGTAACAGAAATCAAGACCCCGGATTAATTTCCGGGGTTTTTTTGTTGCTCATAATCAATTAGCTCCCAAAGCTAGGTTAGTGATTTTGGTTTCTCCCGATGTATCATATGAAATTCTATATCGTTCAACACCGTAAGATAAGCCTGAATGGGTCCATCGCAAATTATCAGAGAAAGATTTTACATAGCTTCCATCTTCCATAATAGCTTCTACCCATTTTCCCGGCACTGGATTATCGCCGCCAAAATGAAATTCCCACATAATTAATCCTTGATGAAGTGAGGGACGAACCGAGACAGGTTCTTTGTGATAGGTGATTTATCTTCGCGGATACCAATGCCAGCCGGATTACCAGCAATAACCCACGATCCAATCACTGCATAATCATCTCCGAACTTAGGAAGAGGATGATATTTCTGGATGATGTATCCTTCCGCTCCATATTCACCATCCGAAGAAATATTCAGATCATCGGCTTTGATTGTGACATTCTGCCCTTCCCGAGAAAAGAACGGCTTCTTCACATAGCCGTCGATGAAGGTCATATCTTCTTCCAAAAAGAATGCTGGAAGAAGGTTTGGATGTTCTGGAAACAACTGCCAAAGGATAGGTAAAATTCCCTTGTTCGAAAGGATCGATTTCCAAAGAGGCTCGTAGATATTGACCTTCAGGTTTTTCAAAACATGCCCGTAATCAGATTCGAACATCATCTCTAATGGATAAAGCTTGAATAGATTTTGAATGATATTGTCATCAAGGTCCGTATATTCCCCATTGATGGAAATGCCGATATCTTCGACATCCATAATATGAACTTCGAAACCAGCCTGAAATGCACAATCCGCGATGTAACCGATGGTCAGTTTATCTTCCTCAGATTCCAGACATCCGGCGAAATGAAACACAGACTTGTTTGGATCGTATAGAGCCTTGAAAGCATCAACCAATTGTTCATGGATCGAATTGAACTGATCGACATCAACCAAATCACCCGACTTTATTTTATCCTGCAACCAAAGCCACTGGAAGATCGATGACTCATAGAGAGATGTCGGGGTATCAGCATTGAATTCGAGCATCTTGGCGGGGTTTACGCCATCATAGGAAAGATCGAATCTTCCGTAGATATCACGATGCTCTTCGTTCCAAGAGTGAATGATTGCTTCATGGTATTCAGCCGGTATTTTCAGTTTCGTCAGATATTCCGGGTTCTCGACAACGAAATCAACAGCTTCATAGCACATACCAATAAGTTCAGTTGTTGGGTCTTCGATGTTGTTTTCGATTTCCGGAAGAGACAACTGATATGCGTTTGTTTCATCCCAATATTTTTCACCGTACATATGATGAATGGTGAAACCTTCCTTATCGGCGGCATCTTGCCAATTAGGGCGTTCGGTCATTGGAATACGTTTCATGATGTATCTTTCTGTTAAGAGCTAACGCTGAATGATGAACGACCAAAACCGCCGCGTGAAACCGTAGTTGTACGAATAGGAGAAGAATTGACAGAAGAACCACGAGTGGAACTGTCTGGCGTGACCTTGACCGATCCAAAATTGCGAGCGATGAAACCCCCGCCACCATTCATATATTTGCGGTCCTTGTCCTGATAGACGGCTTGCGGATAAACCGACTGTCTACCATTTGACATGAGATGTCCCATAAGGAAGCCACTCATCAAAGGAACCCAAGAGCTTCCGCCGTTGCTTGCGCTGGTCGGATGACTGGATGTTTGCTGACATGCGGCGGCACCGAAACTTTCTTCACAATCCTTCTGACTGGAGAAAGCTGGAGCGTTCTTTTGATTGTCGATGTTTGCGGCTGCAATAGCATCATCACACTGCTTTTGAGTGTATTGACCACTTGCCACACAAGATGATGCATCCTTGAACATGGCGGTTTGAACAGGGTCTTCACCGCAACTGGAAAGAATGCCCGCCGATCCGAGAAGCGCCAATGTGACGACGACTGATGATTTCTTTTTCATTACAAATTTCCTCAAATTGAATTTTCTGTGAATGAATTATTCGAATTTATGTTCCATGTCAAATAAAATTTACCGGTAGTGGAAGGGGCGGTCCATTATAAAAATCTTTGGCTTGCGCATACCCGTCATCATGTCCCGACAAATAAGCCTTCCGCCGCTCTTCATCGATCAAAGACTGTAAAGGTTCATAGAGATACTTTCGCAGTTGATCTTCATTTTCAGAATTTTCAAGAGATTCCCCAAACCATCCATCCAGAATTTCATCAACTGTTTTCATTTTTTATCCTCAATTTAATTTAGAATCTTTTAGCATCTTTCATGAAGTCTTCAAGAGAATATTCATATGGATCGGCTGATGCATTGAAGTCTATATGATCTGCATCATTCCCGATCCATACCCACGGACCGATTGAAATCACATGGTCCTTATGGAGCCATTCCATTCGATAATACCAACTGCCATCATGAAAACTCTGCCATAGTCGATACGATTCCATTTTCTTCCCGCGAAATGCTAAAACATTTTCAGAAGG